TTACAATAAATGATTGGCAATATCCATTTGACGGAATTTGAAGAAGATTTTTAGTTCCTTGTTTTCCGTCAACTCAATTCTGTCGATAAGACTAACAAACAGTTCTCTGCTGAAATCTTTTGCATTTACAAATCTTTCGGCAAACTCTTTTATCTTCTGTTCATCGACAAAAGGCATACTCTTATCTGAATTATCAAGATCAGATATTTTATTGCGAATATCTTTCTGTTCATTTAAGAGTTTTTGATAAATGCGTTGGAACACCTCATTATCAATGTTACCTGACAGTTTATCATCGTATGCGTTATCAATTTTGATCTGTATGGATTGTAACGTTGCCTTTAATGTTGCTAAATCTTTGTCTCGTTTTTTCAATTCCTCGTGGATTTGCAACTCTGCTTTACTTGAAAGTTTGTTGAAATCTATGCATTTCAAATACTGCTTGCATATCATTCTAACACGTTCTGTAACAGCCGTTGTTACATCCTCTACCCTCACACAATGACAGGTGCATTGACTATCTTGGGTAAATCTTTGATAAGTTCTGCATACAAAGTACAATACATCTTTATCCCCCGATAACTTTCGTTTCATTACGCCAAGTGGATAACCGCATTCGTGACAAAAGATAAGACCTTTTAGTGGGAAATCATATGTACAACTTCTTGTATGATTTCTGCTTTTAATAAGTTCTCCAACTTTTTTGAATGCTTCTTTATCAATTATTGGCTCGTGTGTATTCTCAACGACAGTCCATTCTTCTCGGGGAAGCTTTTTGCACTTCTTAGATTTATAACTGACCTTTCTTATACGTCCCTGTACCATATTCCCGATGTAAACTTCATTTTGTAGCATATCTGAAACTCTTTCAGAACTCCATCTGCCCGAATACGGACCTTTTACAGATAAGTTGATTTTAGCGTATTGGGCTGGTGTAGGTATGTTTTCGTCATTTAGCTTTACTGCAATTTGCCTGCAAGACATACCTTCTAACGCTAATTTGAAAATGTATCTTACTATCCCTGCGGCATAATCGTCAATGATTATTTTATTCTTTTCATTCGGTGACTTCCTATATCCGTAGGGTGCTTTCCCGCCGATAAACAACCCTTGCTTTTGCTTGAAACGCTTAATGTTTGTTACTTTTCTCGAAGTATCTGCTGCGTGCATTTCGTTAAAAAGAGATTTAATGGCGGCTGAAGAATCGTTACATCCGTTTATGTTATCGTAATCATCAGCAATGGCAATATACCTAATACCGTTTTCGGGAAAATACCTTTCGGTGTAGTAACCGAAGGCAATTCTGTCTCTGCCAAATCTTGAAAAATCTTTCGTAAGAACCATATTGACTTTTTTGTCCTCTATGTCTTGTATCATTTCTTGAAAGGCAGGTCTGTCTGTATTGGTGCCGGAATAACCATCATCAGTATAAATCCTGTACAAAGATAACTTTTGCTCCATAACGTAATTTATGAGCATAGCCGTTTGATTTTTTATACTCTCGGAAGCATCTCCTCCTTTCGCTTTCTCGTTGTCTTCCTTTGAAAGACGTACATAAATTGCGACACTATATTTTTCTGGATCGTTAATTATAGGGTTCATATTAAAGTCCTCCTTAATTAGCGACCATTCATTTTTTTATCAAAGATGTTAACACACTTTATAATTAAGATGCTTGACATAACTTTTTGACCTCCTCCTCGATGTAGAACCATAATGATTGCTTTAATAGTTCTACAACATTATCGCCGTTATCGTTATAATACACAGATACAGTAATATTATTGTTATCCATAAACTAAAGACTCCTTTGTGAGTATTACTAATGTTTATGCAAAGGAGTATTCCTCTTTGCCTGTCCGCATTAGTTTTGATGGTGCCTTTAGTTTTACGTTTTTTCCGCAGGAGAAAGACAAACCTGAAATGTCCTATTTAATTCTTTTGAATATTAGTTAAGCGATATTATTTGTTTTCTTCTTTCTGTTTCTCAGTTTCGCTCTATACATAGCCTCGAATGATTCTTTAAAGTGCTCAGCAAGCATAAGGTCTGAGTTCTGTAGCCGTTCCTCTGCGAAAAATGCAACTTTATATTCATCAAGGAACGAACAGAATGTAAAAACTTGAATAAAACTTCTACTTACTCGATCAGACGATGAAACTATAACCTTGCCGATTTTGTGGTTCCGTATATCCCTAACCATTTTCTTATATGCAGGGCGATTAAGGTCGTGTCCAGAATATCCATTATCAGAATAAATTTCATACTCGTCATTAGGGCTTAGTACCGATTTGCAATATTCAATCTGTGATCTAATAGATTCCTCATTTTCAAATGCACTTCTTACATAAATAGCACTTTTCATAGTTAAGTTTAAACTCCTTTATAAAAGTTACTGTTAAGACCTGGAACGTCATATTATTTTGTTTATGGGTACTTTTAGTTTGCAATTTACTCTCATAGGAGAAAAGTACCCTAAAAATCCCTTTAGTACCGTAAATACTTTTTGGCAACGAAATATATCCCATTACGCCATAGCATATCACGAAATCGTCTTAATTCTTTTCGATCAGTAGATAAGCACGAATAAAACGGAACTACAATATAATCCACTTTCTGCTCGTTGTTTATGATAGCTTGTAATACAGAAGCAGTCATTTCGCAACTACCTTCAACAACGGTTTCGCCGATAACTTTATATCTTTTCCGTTTACATTCGCTTTTAATTTCCTCTAATTGCTTCTCTACTGTTTCTGCCTTGGGCAACTGATTTCTACGGATATATATCCATACCTTACGCTTACTTGTTCTCATTTTTTCACCTCCTTTCTATTGACAAGCATATTATACCAGAGTATAATGTAGTTGTAAAGAAACCAATATTACAACGGTTTGGGCGTTATAAAGCAATCTATGTAGTCGGAGGAACAACACATAATGGATTATGATTTGAAAGCAATCGGGAAAAGGATATGTAAAGAACGAAAAGAGGCAGGGCTTTCACAAGGCAAGTTTGCTGAATCATTACATTTATCACAGGATTCTCGTCAAACGATTGCAAAATGGGAAAATGGAAAAGTGTTACCAGCACTCGAATACCTATTATCAATGTGTGATTTGTTTAACTGTGAGTTGGGTTACTTACTGTGTGAATACGATTGTAAAACGAAAACAGCAACAGATATACATACAAAGACAGGTTTATCAGAAGAAGCAATAAATGTTTTAATAAATCTGAACAAATTAGATATTAACGAAGTTCTTATTACCTTAAGCAAAATTATTACACACGATAAGTTCTTAAAGTTGTTAAGCACAATCCACACACATATTTGGGACTTTAACAAAAACCACTTTCAAGCAGATACCGATAGTGTCAATGCCATTGCAAAATGTATGAATTGTAGATCTTCGGAAGCAAAAGAATATATGGAAACTTCTTCTATGTCTGTCATTCAAACAACTATCGCACAGATTGTTTCGGATATAAAATGATTAAGTGAAAGACAGCCGTCGAGATTTATTCGTCTCGTCGGCTGTTAACTATTTTTAGTATTAAGTTGCTCAAAAATCAAATTAGTGCAATTTTGCAAAGCATTGCATTAAGTTGCATATCTTCTCCCTCTTCCTCAAAAATCTCTATGCAAAGTTCTAATATTTTACGCCGATGTTCTAACTCTTCCTCGGAAGGCTTTATCCGCGGTGATATTATCTCTCGTAGAAAAGCTCTTATTATTTCTTGATTTCTGCTTTCTGTAACTATCATCTTAAGCTCATCCTTATTGGGATTATCACGTGCTGATGTCATAATTTGTGCAAATTTCTTTATTGGCATAAGAACTGTTAACTTTTTTAACGAAGGCATATGAGCAATCACCTTTTGAGAATCATTTTCCTGTTCAAGAATCATTTTAACTTGGCTATACATAGTAGGTAAATCTTCAAATATTCCGCAAATTCCCTTTCTTAAGCTTTTATTTTCTGTGTCAATAATTGCGAATTGCCATTTGTCTGTCATCAATTGCCCTTTCTCTGCCATCTTTATTGTTCTCCTTTTATTTATCGTATAGACAACGTTTATTCTAAAGCTTATTTATCAAGTGCTTTTCTTACTTTGTTAAAAACCAACTGATTGGGATAGTATCTGTAATCGGCAAATACCGATATACCGTCTTTGTAGTAATGCTCTAAAATGGCGGCGGCACAGGCAGCACTACGGCTCTGTCCGTATTCGCATTGACAAATAATATCTAAGCCCTCTTTGTGAGCTTGGTGTATATACTCCGCAAGGTTGTTGACCTCGGGAAAGTATGTATCAAATGTCAAGCCATAATCTTCAAGTATTTCTATGTCAATATCGTGGATCGGGATAGTGAATACTCTATCGGCTTTGCCCTTATAATCAACAGGTTTGAAAACCTCGCCCGTTCTTTTGGAGGGCGGGTCATAAAAACTGATAACAGCTGTGTTTTTGGGAAAATCGCCCTGCAATAATTCTTCAATGGCTTTTCGGGAATAAATCTGTACTTTCATTTTTTTACTGCTCCTCTATGATACTTAAATATTTGTAAACTGTAGGATAGGACAATTCACAAAGTCGGGATAGGTCTTTCTTTGAAATCTGACCTTGCTGATATTTCGGGTAATGCTTATAAAAGACACTCGGTATATCATCAGCGGTAACGGTAGGTCTGCCTATCCGCTTGCCCTTTGCCTTTGCGTTCTCCATACCACTTTTGACACGCTGACTTGTGATGTTCCTTTCTATCTCGCTGAACACTCCCATCATTTTGAGCATTCCCTCTGTCATAGGGTCAAGTGCTTTACTGCAATCTACAACAAAGTTACCGAGTATCAGTTTTAGGTGTCTTTCTTTGGCAAGTTCGATTATCTCACAAAGTTGCTTTGTGCTTCGGGTAATTCTGCTGACCTCGGTTGCTACGATTGTGTCCTGTGGCTGTACTGCACTTAGCAACTTGTTCAGTTCGGCTCGGTCTTCCTTTGCACCGCTTTCATATTCAAGATAAATCGTTGTGTCGGTTGCCCCTTGCTGTTTCAGTTCCCGTACCTGTCTGTTAATGTCCTGTAATTTTTCGTTAGTGGAACATCTTGCATATCCGTAAATCATTGTTAAAACCTCTCTGTTAATTGTTATGCTTATATTATAAGATAAAAACAGCGGAAATCCAAATTCGTTAATAGTTTCATAATATTTGATAAACAAGACTATAAACAAAACGGTATAGCGAATATCGTTTATATAAAACAGCCGTAATCGCATAAGACTACGGCTGTTTTTCTACGAGATAAATTATAAACGGAAAGAGATGTTTGTTTTTATAGGGGTAATACTTAATACAGATACCTTGAACAACCGTGTCTAATATTACAAGTTGAGCAATCACCGCCATAAGTTTTGGCACAGCCTGCTTGACCGATTAGATCACGTTTACCTACCTTGCCGGCGTTTCTTCTAATATTGGCATTTTCAATCCCTCGGTGAGCCAAAGAACTTAAGAAACCGTGTCCGCCCGAAGAACCACCCTGTTGATATCCACCAAAACTTTCTGATTGCTGATATTGTGCCGCCTGTTCTTCTGCTTTCCACTTTCTGCTCTCTCGTATGTTTTCTTCTTGAATATTTATTGCTTCATTAAGTGAAAGTTTTGGATCGTCTTTCATCAAATTTGAATAGGTGCGAAGATTAACGAAAGAATACGGCAGTTCGGTGGTTTCTCTCGGAAAACTTTCGGGTACACCCAAGAGTGTATATAACTCAACAAACTTTTGGTCGAATAAGTCGGCATACTTTTGAATGTCGGCTTTTACTTGTTCGTAAGACCAACCTTGGACGGTTTTATCATATAAGTTTGGATAGATGCACACAATTTTTTTGAAAACGGAGTCAAAGAGATTTCTGTCAAGTGGCAATCTGTTGTCATAGCAATTCTTTAATGTTTTGAATTCGTTGGAATTAAGAAAACCTAAAAATGACGTTCTTCCGCTTACTAAATTTTTGTAATCTATATCAAGTTGTTTAACTGCTTCACTTAATTTTACAGAACATTCACCATAGAATACTGCTTGACGCAGTAAATTGATTTGAAGCCTGTGATTATTTGATATAGCCAATCTGTTCGGCTCATTAGCAAAGCATACACTTTGGTATTCGTAGAAATGTAATGTTTCGCTGTATATATCTTTTGAGGCTGTTGTGTCAGTAGTGCTTCTATCTCTAAATATACCATCAGCGGTAAACTTCAACCCCAATGCCTTTGCCATATTGTCCATATTGGTATCGGCATCGCATTTATACCATATTCCCACGTGAAATTGCTCGCTCTCGTGTAAAGGCAGAGTAACAGCAGTTGTCTGTGGCTCGGTGTACCATTCTTTTATTCTCTGTTTAATTCCTGCAAGTTGTGTCTTGTTTTTAGTGTGTATTTCAATTTGAACACCATAATTGATAGGCAATATTTCTGTGCTGAAAGGTCTGTCAATGAAATTTCCGTCGGTATCTACTGTTATATATGTTTTATGGTCAAAAGTAAAATTAACAATATCTTTGACAAGTATATTAGGGTAGTCCAACTCGTTCAGTTCATTACGGCGGTGCCATTCCGAGAATGTACTACCACCATAGACAGATACAGGATAGGGTAAATCTAATCTGCTGTTAATGTCAGCGATAATGCCGTCTGTATATCTGTTAATTACGCTGTCGCCTTGTTTGCTAAATACTTCGTTTATATGTTTCACACGACTTGCTTCTGCCTGTTGGCGTTCGGCTTCTTTTCGCTGTTCTTCTGCGGCTTTCCTTGCTTCTTCCTCTGCTTTGTGTGCCTGTTCTGTAACAGCATTAGAACAATCTGCCAAAGCGGTTTTAATATCACAATTATTATCGGACATCACTTGATAGAGTTCTGTAAAGCCGAAACCGTCAAAAGATGTAATACCAAGCAAAGAAATGATTTCATTATACCCCGAACATATCTGCTGTTTTTGTTCTGCGGTAAATGTATCGGCTTGTCTTTTTAATTCTTCTAATGCTTTGCCACGCTTTACTAATTCAATCTGAATGCCTTTGTCAAAGTCTATTTCCGCAGGGTGATAATCACGCATAAAGATAACAACGTCCGTTACAGATTTCAATTTTATCAATGTTTGGTATAGTGTGCGTTTGCCGTCTTGATATGTAAAGTCTTTGTTGCTACGATCTATTTTTACTGAACTATCTATTGATATATCAAAAGAAAGACCCTCACTATTTTGATATACTTGTTCTGTTTGTAGTGTTACTGCGTTGCTTAGCCATTGTGCAACAGCCTTTTCTATTTCTACCACATCGGATATATTATCCGTCAATATTGTAAGGGCAGGACAAAGCGTAGCAGGTAATTCTCTTGAAAAATCTAAACAATAGTTTTGTAAATCATTGGTGTGATATTCATAGTTTCCACTGATGATGGCACAGGGGAACAGCGACCAATCTCCCTTGCTGAATTTTTGCGTTAAGTTCCCCTCGTTCAAAAGCACATTGAAAGTATATCCGCTTTCTTGCTTTTTTGTGAGCAAATATTCACAAATACTTTTGCAGTATATTTTATCCATTTTAATTTTCCTTTCCCGTTTTCCGTTTTTGTGCTATTTCAATCCAAGCGGTGTTTTCCCACGCAATAGGGTTATGTACTGCTTTAAGAAACGAGTTTCTAAAAGATACATACATATCCCTATCCCATTGGCTCCAAGGGATAACTTTGTCATTAGACCATTTACCGTTTCTGTTATGGCTATTCCGCAAAGGCAACTCAACTTGTGGTAAGTCATTCCATATTTTTTCTAATATGAAACTGTCTATGGGTATTTCGAGTATATCTTCTAAATCTATGAATTTGTTGTATACGCTTTCTTTGAATGGGTGTTGCTCCGTTATGTTGGAAAACGCAACGCAAATTAAGTAGATATACTTAGTTGTCATATTGACCCATTTCTGAGCATTTCCAAAAGTAAAAGCCTGTAACTCAGAATTGTTTTTATTCTGAATTTCAGAATACAGGTTTACAAGATTATCACAACAAGTATCGTGCTTTATCCTATAATCGTCTATAGAAACGGAAGATAAAAATTCCAAAATTTGAGTTTTAGCCAAGTCTTTAATCTGAGCCGATTTTTCTTTCATATTATCGGGAACAAGTGTATTGTATGCTCCTTGCTGAACTGCGTCTAAATATGCCTTGTCGATTGCTGAATTGACTATGTCATACGTACTGCTGTTTAAGTCCAATCGAAAGTAACTGTAAAACAAAAAATCAATAGCATATCTTATTTTGGCTCTGCAAATTTCGGTATATTTCAAGAAAACCACCTCTCTTGCTTTTAGCAGTTTTTAGGTACTTCTATAAATACCTCGGGGCTGACATTCAATGCCAAACAAATGGCTCTTAAATCGTCTGCATACATAGTCCGTTTGCCGTTCATCATTGCATTGAATGTAACTTTTGATATACCTGCTTTCTGTGCTACGGCTAATTGTTTATAGCCGTTATCCTCGATATAAGCCCTTACTTTTTTGTAAACTTCCATATTCAAGCCTCCTATAATACAGAAATTCTGTACTTTTATACATCATACCACAGTATTGCTGTGAAGTCAATACAAAAGTACAGAAAATCTTGATAAAAACATTGCTTTTTCTTTATTTTCGTGTATAATATCTATAAGTGAGGTGATTTTCTTGAAATATGAGATTGGCAATAGAATACGCAAGTACAGAAAGGAAAGCGGTCTTACACAGGAGCAGTTGGCAGAGAGAATAAACGTAACCAAGAGCCGTGTATCGAATTGGGAGCAGGGCATAAACAGACCCGATGCGGATATTATCGGTAATATCTGCCGAGCGTTAAATGTATCTCCGAGTGATTTGCTTGATGTTCACTTGACCGATGACGAGCTGAACGCACACGAAAAGAAAGTTATCAAAGCATACCGCACAAAAGAAGATTTACAGCAGGCTGTGGATATTCTTTTAGGCATAGACGAGGACACCGCAGAATAAGTCATAAAACCGCCTGTCTGCCATTTTAATTATAACAGTATAAATTATCGGGGAATTTGCCTTTCGCCTTGTATCGCCTTTGTGATCGGGAGAGCAACCCGAAAAACCTTTAATATTATTGAAGGCACAAAAGATATTGTTTTCTGTCTGTTAGTGATTCGGCTGAAACTGTCGCAGAGTTGCAACCACACGGAACATCTAACCGAGATGTATTTGCTCTTGCGTGTCAGATTTACGGAATGAGGACATCTCTATGAAAAGAGTACGAAGAACGATTACAGCAGACACAGGGGCGGGGACGCAAAAGCCAGCAGAACTGTCAACCGAGGCAAGATACAGTAATGCAGATGTACTTGTCCTGTTAATGACTATCCTTGAATTGCAAGAGCGGTCCATTTCCGCAGTTGAAAAAGCAGACGGCACTTGCGATTTTACCATTGGCGATATGACATATACTGTTGCCGCCACAAATAATTAGCCCTCTTATAACTCGCTTTCATATAAAGGGAAAAGCCATTGAAACCGCTGTCGCAGTTCCAATGGCTTTTGTTATAACTATATTGCATTATATCGTTATTCTGTATCTTTCTCAAAGTATTCTTGGAGTTCTATTAGTTGAACATATACTGAATTTAGCTTGCGATAGGTATCTGTATCTATGTTATATGTATCCATAATGGCAACGATATTTTCTTTAGAATATTCCAATAACTCGTATGGAGTAATATTTCTGCTGAAGGCTTGATTTTCAATCGTAGTATGACGATAAACCGTAACATTAGCAAGACCAAGACTGTCATCGTTTTCGTAAGTCAACCCCATTTCTCTGTCGGTTTCTAAATTGTCCCGAACAGTTGAAATTAGCGTTGAAGCCAAGTCCAAGAATGTCTTTTCGGATTGGGGCATTTTCTTGAAGTGACTTTTTACTCCTAATACACAGGTTTCAGCTTGGTCGAGCCATTCTGTACTGGTTAGTGGTAAGCGTTCGCCCTTGTCAAATCCAATATTAAATTCATAATTAGTTGTTGTACTCATAATACTATACCTCCGGTATTTTTATAATTTTGCAGTTTCTCTTTGGCTTGTAGCCACTACCGAAACCAATGCACACATTTCACGTAAACGATCAAAATTTCTGTCTCCGATTTTCTCTTTGAGTTCCTCGGGAACGCAGTTTGTTGTAACAATCATAGGCAGTTGCTCATTATATCTGTAGTCAATGATGTTAAACAAAATTTCCTTTGTCCAATCGCTTGTTTTCTCTGCACCCATATCATCTAAAACCAACAAATCGACTTCTCGTAAATGGTTCATTATTCTTTTGGGCGACCATGGATCATTGTTGCTATAGCAATATCTCAAATGCTCATATAATTCCGAGAGCACTACAAAGCAAACGTTGGTATTTTTATCAAGCCACGAAAAATCTACTTTTAATAAATCAATATAATCATCGGAGTGTTCTTCGCAAGAATATAGTTCCATAACATCAGCGAGATAGTTTACAAGACTTGCCGCAATGTATGTTTTGCCCGAGCCGACACCGCCAACTAATAAAAGTCCAACTGGATTTTTATTATCAATAAAATCACAAGCAAACTGTTTAACGGCACTGAGGGCATCATCTTGTCCTGTCCTCGGCTTAAAATTATATAAATTGCAATAGATATGACGCTTTTTAAGTCCAGAACAAACGCTATGATAATATTTTATTTGAGCAAGATAATCCATAGGTCATACCTCCATTTTCATATTCTGATATTTGGAAATATCTGTATAGTTTTCTTTTGCCGACTTATTCCTATTATCAAAGTTGCCCTCTAATATCTTTAGCATATTATACTGTGCTATAATCCAGTCAAAGTTGGCACGCCAATCTGTTTTTCTACCTGTTAGAAAATCTGAAGCTTCCACCCTCTTGAAAAAGTCCTCAAATGTTGTGTCCCCTAAATGTCTTTGAGCATCTTTCAAAGCCTTTTTGCGACTATCGTTCAGTTTCAAAACTTTCGGTAAAGATTTGCAAATTTCATTAAAGACAGCAATAATTTGATTATAATTGATTTTAGAATCGCCCTCGCCAGATGATTGTTTACTATTATCTTCTTTATTATTTTCTTTATCTATATCTTTATCTTTGTCTTTTTCTATATCTATATCTGGCGAGTTAATATTAACTTTACCGTTAACTTTATCGTTAACTTTATGTTCGTTCTTGCCATTTGCAACGTCACGCTGTTTTTTACGATACTCACGCATATATTCTCGCATATAAGCTGCATTCGCCTCGATTTTATCAAGACTTTGGTGCTTGCCCCAGTTTGTAATTACTATCGCACTATTTTCATAGTGAATCATACCGTAATCTTCAAAAATAGTAAGAGCTCTTTTTATTGTATCTTCATCACGGTGTAAAATTGTAGATAACATCTGCGTTGTGTAGGGGACGTCCTTGAACATAAATACGCCTTTGTTATTCTGCTTTCCTGCTAAGCAAAGAAGTTTGAACCAAATTATTATAATTTTATCTGCTTCGGGCATTGAATCAATCAAGAGTATTTTTTCATCATCAAAAATATCCGTTGTGATTTTTATCCATTGAACAGCACTTGCCATATTATAATCCTTTCCGAGCACCGTTCAGTTTTCAATACAAACACACAGAAAAGCCCATAGTTATCCTATGTTTATGGGAAGCCTGTCCGATTTTTGCATAATAAAAAATGAATGGTCGCTCTTGTGTTTTTTACGAATGCCATTCATTTATATTAACCGATATTATATACATAAGAACGGGAAATCTTTAGTTTTTCGGCGATTTGCTGTTGAGTCAATTCTTCTTCGCCGTATAAACCGTACCGCATATATATTATGTCCTTTTCACGCTTGTCAAGGGCAATGGGCAGTATTTTTCTTAGCTTTTCAAGTTGTATTTTAGTACTGGTTTCTTCTGCTACATCACTGCTATCTGAAACAATGTCACTAAGGGTTAAGGCGTTGCCGTCCTTGTCTGTGTCAATAGGGTCACTAAAGGATACCTCCTGAGAGGTTTTTTTTAGTGAACGGAAATGCATAAGAATTTCATTTGCTATCCTCACACAAATCGGTTTTAGTCTGTGAACCAAAATCCTCGTCGTAATCTACGTCTGAAAACTCAATGAGTTCTTCGTCATCTTCCGATTCTATTTCGATGTGTTTTATGTAAGGTGTGATATCGGGTAGTTCAATATCGCCGTCCTGCGAGCCGAATAAAATAACGTGTGCATTTTCACCATCCCAAATTACACGGCGTACAATGCTTTGAATAGCGGTTCTCTTTTGTTCGTAGGACATATCATCAATATTCTTTTTGAACATCGCAAGCATCTGCCGAAGTACGTCAAACTCAATATCGCTGAAAGCGTGTTCGGCGGTAAGACTTATCATTTCGTCAATACCCTGTGAAATTTTATCTATTTGGGTATTCATTTCGTTAATGCGGGTTACTATTGATTTTTTAGCAGAATTATCATCCAACACGGCAAGGGTGTCAATGAGTGAGCTGACCTTTTTCTCAAGGTCGGCTTTTTCATTTTTCATTACGCTTAACTTTTGCTCATATTCCTCACGATTACCGTTGTAGAATATCTTAGTTGCTTCAAGCTGCTTGACAAAATCACTTTTTTCATCGCCGAGCTGTTTAATCTTTTCGATAACCGCAAGGTCTAAGATATTACCGTTTGCGTTACGTTTGTCGCATAGGTCTTTTTTACTACGCTCTTTCATCTTGCATACATAGGTATATATAATATCACCGTCAGCGGTTTTACGTTTTGAGAGCTTGGGGTACATACGGTTTCCGCAAGAGCAGAATAAAAGTCCTGTAAGCAAGGCTTCGTTTCTTCGCGGTCTGCGGAAAGATTTTAACTTGTTCCGTTCAAGGTTATCCTGAACACCTACCCAAATCTTGCCGGGGATAATACCGTGATGCTTACCGACTGAAACAATCCAATCGTTGACAGGGTTATAAACGGTGGCTTTGCCTTTTTCTTGGTCGGTACGGTTGTAGGCTAAAATTCCGTGTACGCCGTCAAATTCTTGCTTTGTCGAAAACAGATCCGCATCCTTTAGTTTGAAAAACTCATAAGCTTCTTCGTCCGCAATCATATATACGGGGTTTTGTAATATAGACTTGATTGAAAATCGGGTGAATTGGTTGCCGTTTTTCGTCATTATCCTACGCTGTATCAATTCAGCCTCGGTAAGAGTTAAAGAACCTGTTTTGATAAATAAATCAAATATAAGCTTAACGGTTTCGGCTTCTTCGGGAATAAGCCTTAATTTACAAGCCTTTTTGGTCTTGCCATCAACCGTAACACTCTTAACACTTTCACTGAAATAACCCGTAGGTGTGTTGCCGCCAAGCCAACGTCCTGTCTTTGCCAATTCGTGCATATTATCTCTGATACGCTCGGCAATGGTTTCACGTTCAAGCTGTGCAAATACAGAGGCAATATACATCATTGCTCTGCCCATAGGGGTTGCAGTATCGAACTGTTCACGGATAGACACAAAGACTATATCTCTGCGGTTAAGGTTTTCGATAAGTGATGAGAAGTCGCTGACATTACGGCTAACACGGTCAAGACGGTAAACCACAAGTGCCTTAAACTCTCCACGCTCAACATGAGTCATCATTTTTTTGAAGGCAGGGCGGTTGACGTTTCCTCCCGAAAAACCTTCGTCCTCAAATACTACCGCCTTTTCTGCGGCTTCATCACCTAAGTGGGTTTGTATGTATTCACGGCAAAGTTCCACCTGATTTCCTATACTTTCGCCCTTGCCTGTAAATTTGGACTTTCGTGAATAAATTGCAATTATATTAGACGTATTCTTCAT